TGGTTCGGAACGGTAGTGCGCCGACATCGATCATGATGCGTTCGGCCACTCCATTACCTCCCATCTCCTTGTACGGGGAGAACAGATACTTCTGAATCTCTTCGTACTCGTCCTTGGAAATCCACCCGCGGTCGATGTATGCCAGACCGAGCGACATGATTGCGTTGTAGGCAAGACCCAGGAGAAGACGATCCTGGGACGTTTGCTTTTTAGCCCGGCTCTGAAGATAAGCCCAGAAGCCGGACGAGCCACCTACTCCTGCCGCAGCAGCAATGAGAGCGATGGCCATCTCCTGCGACATGAAAGTTTGTCCCCCCTGGACTTATGTCGTTTCCTTCCAGACACCCGCAGCGCGGCTCCAAGGGCGGGCCAACTTCCATACGCCATTGTCATTGACATAAGGGATGGCCTGTTTCCATGTCGTACCCACGAGTACGTATGCGCCAGCAATAGTGGTTTCGTTACGGAAGTACGAATATCCACTCCAGCCAGCAGCGTTGCGTACTCGTCCCCAGAACCAATACTTGGTTGCGGGAAGCAATCCGGTAATCGTCACTACCCCACCGGGATAGTTCATCGACTGAATACCTACTTCCCCGTCTTGCGTGTTCCAATAAACACGCCGTTCGAGGATAGGTGAGCCACCGTTGCCGGCATCTGTGAAAGATGCCAGTACGGTGGTTTGCGTGGGAGTTGTTACGATGACCGGATCGGGAATGTCTGGAACTCTGTATGTAGTGGCACTACCTCTGGGACCCCAAGCGCTCCAGCCCTTGGCGTTGTGTGTCCTTGCCCAGAAGTAATATGTGGTACCCGGCGTCAGACCCGTGATCGTGGTCGATCGGTCAGACGTGATCGTACTTTGAACCGAACTGCTGCTGGTGCCGTAACCAATTTGACGCGTATCGATTGCAGCACCATTGTTTGCTCCATCGTTAAATGCAGCATTTACCGAAGTGTTAGTTACGCCGCTAAGCGTGACAATACTCGGGGGCGATGGGATGGATGCACGATCGATCGCGACGCTGAACGACGTCGGACCACCGAAACCGCTAGTTCCGGTGTCACCGATGCGGAACGTCACTGTCTGGTCGGTGGTGACCGTCCAGCTACGAACTCGCTGCCAGCCATCACCAGCACTGTAGTCGAAGTACTTTGTACCACTGGAACCGCTAGCGTCCGTATATGACCACGGAAGCTGGTGGTTGAAGGTAGAGCTGTTTCCCGAGTTCAGCCAGAATTCGACGGTGGTCCCGGTGTCCCGGATCCGCATGGTTCCAGAACTACCGGTTGCCTTCGTGTAATCGGTCATTGCTAACCGACAATCTTGAAGTAGATATCCCCGTCGTTACCGCCCGTCGGATTGGCCGTACCAGACGTGATGCCGGCAGCCGTCCGATAGGCGGTCTTGCTGCTGGGAATAAGCGCTTTGAGTACTGCGATGAAGTCTCGCGTGCGGTTGATCTCACGAGCACCCCAGCGGACTCGGCCTTCTTCGCCGGTGTCCGGAACGACGGAATATCCGGCAGCTTGTGCCTGATCTCCGACAGCCATGTTTACCTCCTCCGCTAAGGTTGGTCTTCCCAGTATTCGGTTGCGCCCATGTCGATCCACTTCTTGTTGGCGAGCCAGGACAACCAAGAGCCGGTGTTGATGAAGACGTTGACGGCCAGCGTCGGATATACACGCTCGCCTTGCTCGTCTGACGCGTAGATCATCTCGGTGACCCGCATGTCGTTCGTCACGCCATCGCTGTTACGAACCTCGACCAGGTCTCCCAAGAAATAATCCTTGTTCGGCTGGTACTGACTTGTCTGGTTGATCTCGCCGTCGAATGCGGAATACGTCCGATTCTTGGCAAGTTCTTCCTTGCCTCGCTGAATAAGCGCGGCAACAACGTCATCGTTCTCGCTCGTAATGTCGCTGGCGTTGACGACCAACGCACGCCGCTCGAACCCCTCGATCTCTGGATCGACGTCCTGAGGATAGACCATCTGGAAGCCGGCCGGAGAATATACGTACGCGACGTTCTTAGCGCCGGTAGTCGTGGTGAGTTCGGTGGCGTTCTTGAGGTTGTCGAGCTCTGGTGTGAATACCACGGGTGGGAGAATGACCTGCTTGGTCGTACGGTCATTCCCGGTATAAATATCAAACCAGAGCTTCGACGTGTCGTACTCGCGAATGAGTCTGAAGCCGAGACTCCAGACATCACAGATGTTCTTGATCGCATTGTAGACGGTCGTGGGTTCCATCTCCACAGAAATGGGATCAACCGGCTCTGCGATAGTGGACGCAAACAGGAATGACCCTTCGTTGATGAAGGGAATCTTGTCCTGAGCGCTCAAGATGCCAGTCACGCAAATATCGTGGAAGATCTTGCGTGCGACGACGGCAGGAGTGCCTGTCAGAGTCCACTTAGGTGTCGTAGTGAGGTCCGCAAGAGACCCCATCGCGACGCGGTCCTCCAGCATGTTCTCGATGGAGTCGCCCTTGATGGTCAGCATTCGTTTGCCGTCATCATCGGTCTTGTCCTCGACGCTCTGAACTTCCATCACTCGATGCGAGAGGTTCAGAGCAAGCTTCGTACCAGTCTTGAAAAGGTTCCGATTCTCCAGTGTGGAGTGCAGAACCAATTGGAAGTCCCCCTTGTCAGCGTACCGCTCAGTCCAAATACAAGACTCGAAACGGTCGACGACATACTCCCTACGGAGCAAGGGATCGAGGGTGTACACCTCCATTACAGCGCTCCGTACTTCGTGTTGTATTCGACGGTGTACGGAATCAGAGCTCCGGAGTCAAATATGCGAATCGTGTTGTCTCCAGGAAACAACTCGAACCACTTCGACTGCGGAGAGACGCCGTAGAGAATCGATGACGTAACGCCAGATCGAACAAGGGTTGCCCCCTTGCTTCCCTTCACGGTACTGATCGTCAGCACGTCACCGGAAAGCAAGGGAGCCACGAAGTCCAACTGATCGAGCTGCCCGCTGGGCAGTCGGTGGTAGATGCTGAACTGCGAGAGACTGCGGTTCAGCGTCATGGTGAACTTGATGCCCGTCTCCACCGTTCCAGAATATGGAAGCGGCTTCTCGAACGCTCCCTGAGTGGTGGTCGTCGAAACGACCACCGTGTCAGGGTCAAAGAAGTCCGGATCGAAGCAGACGATGGAAATATCCATCATCGGCACGTCCGAGAACATGTTTTGCTCACAGGTCTCGACCCGACCATTGATGGTGACATCGAGACCACTGTCCAGATAGAACCGAAGCGTCACTGCGGCCTTGGACATGAAGAACCCGTAGAGTCGATTTCGCACGCCGGCGACCGACTCCACCGCAGGGTCAGGATCCAGTTCCAGTTGGATCTTGATGTTGCGCTTTTCCCGACTGGCGGACTGGTACTGCTCACCATCGATCCCGGCGAACCCCGAGGATACGAGGTTCGCCTTTACGGGATCGAGGCCCTGAATATCGGCGATGATGATTCCATCTTCGACATCTTCCAGGGGAAGAGTGAGCAAGCTGCCCTGGGCGGAAATAACATCAACCCTTACGAGCATTCGCGTCCAGAGCTCCCTTCACTGTGGATAGTTGGTTCTTGGTATTGCGGTACGTCTCGACCGCAGAAATGGCCTTCGGCGAGTTGTTGATCTGGGTGTAGTTGAGAGTCGTTCCCGCTGTAGCAGTCGCGTACTCCTGACTGGTTCCCTGACCGGCTCGCACAGCAGCATCTGCTGCGGCAGCGTTGGAATATGCCGCAGACACGTTGAGCTTGGCGGAAGGCAGAAGAGTCCCGATCTTACCGGCACCGTTCTGAATATCCGTCAGGTCCAACTTAGGCCGAATAACCGGCGTCATGTCCACACCCGACAGCGTCATCTTGTCCGTGTCGGACAGAGTCTTCTTGAGCGTGATCACCGCCTTGTCGCCAACGGTCTTGGCTGCCTTGTTCACCAGAGCAGAAGAATCGAGCAAGCCATTGGCCAGGCCCTCTCCCGAATATCCGCCAACTTCAGCGAACACACGAGACGGAGACTTGATGCCGAGCTTCTTCTTGATGGACTTGACCATCGCATCGGCGATCTTGTCCATCTGCTTCTCGATGTTCGCCTGCTGAGCCTCCAGGCCCTTGACGAGGCCTGCCGCGGAGTCAACCGCAGCCTGGTAGAGCTGCGAGGACGCAGTCTTACCGAGCGAGGCAGAAACGCTGTCAAGCTGGCTGTTCAGATCGTTGATCTGCTTGACCGAGTCGCTTCCGCCCTTGAGGAGATCCTCAATGAACGGCAATGCGCTCGTGCCGGCCGACAAGAGATCCTTGTAGGTCTCGTCGTTGATCCCCATAGCGCGAAGCTGCTGGATCTCATTGGTGAACTTCTTGGTGTCCTCGACCTGCTTCTGAAGATTCGTGATGTAGTCGGCAGCCGTCGTATCGCCCGATGGATCGAGGGCGTTACCGTACTGATCCGCAATCGACTTGTTGTAGTCGTCACGCGTCTTCTGCGCGTCTTCCAGCGTCTTCTTGGCAGTGTCCAGCTTGGCGGTGACAGCGTCGTACTGCACGGCCAGCTTACCGAGGGCGGTCTTCTCGTCGTTGAGGTTCTTGGTCAGCGTCTTGTAAGCGAGATCGCTGGCCTTCTCCTCTTTCCTAGCCTGAGCCAGGGCCGCCTTGGTCTTCGTGATTTCCTTGGCGTTGGTCCGAGGCTTCTGCTTCAGCTTCTTGAGCTTGGCCTCAAGTGTGTCGACATCTTTACTCGACTCCTTGTTGAGGTCCTTGAGCATCTTCTTCAGGTCGTCGAACGCCTTGTAGACCTGGTCCTTGTTTCCGTCGAGGCCCTTACGGAAACCATCGTTGACGAAGTTACCCACCTTCTCGAATTCCTTCGAGGGAGAGTGAATACCAAGGAAGTTCTTAGCGGAGTTCAACGCCGATCGGGCAACGTTCTTCGCTGCATCCACGACCTTGCCGACGCCACCAGCAAGACCTCGTGCCATACCCTCGATGATTGCTGTGGCCAGGTTGCCACCAGCTTCGCCCATGGCCTTAGCGTTGCTCCGGATCGCGTCAGCGATACCGTTGACCAGCTTGATGACCATCTTCGCGCCGGAGTCGGCGAGTTTGGGAATGTTGGTAGCCAAGGCAGCCATGAACTTCGTTACGACATTCGTCGCAGCGGCTGCCATTTTGCCGACGTTTCTTGCAATGCCGTTCAGGATTCCTGTGATGAGTCGCAGACCTGCGTCGACCATCTTAGGAACGTAGTTTGCCAGCGCATTCAGTAGCATCGTCAGCAACGACAAGAGAGTATTGACAATCTTGGGCGTCAGACGTGCGATGGCATTGATTAGCGACTCCAACACCGTGGTGATGGCATTGGTAATCGCCGGACCGGACTGCGCGATGACTTGAGCGAACGCGACAATGCCGAGACCGATCTGCTTCATCAACTCCGGAATCAAGCCCATGAGAGCTTTCACCATGTTGACGACGTTATCGGACGCAGCCTTGCCGAGCGTACCCAGAACCGTTAGCGCCGTAGCAAATGCCAGCAAGCCGACACCTGCCGCGAGCAAGCCAACTCCCAGAAGACCCACGGCAATGCCGAGAGCCACGAGAACCGGCACTACGGGAATCATGAGAAGACCCGCAACGCCCAGCACCACAAATGCTCCGCCAAGAGCCAGCAGAGCCGTTCCCACATCCGCCAAGGACATAGCCCCGAGCGTCTGTAGAACTGGTGCCAGGACGGCCAGCGCTGCTGCCACGACTAGCAATGCCACAGCACCCGGAAGTGCCGCAATCATCAGTGTCATGGCGATACCGAGAATGGACAACGTAGCTGCCAACAGCACCGTAGCCTTGAGGATTTCGCCCCAGCCCATTGCGCCGAACTTCTGCATCGCTTCCCCGATGGGACCCAACGCGTACGACACAATAAGCAACGATGCCGCGCCCAGAAGGGCCGTTGGCGGAATAGCCGAAAGCGAGGTGGCGAGAATAAGCATGGCACCAGCCATGGCTACCAGACTCTTACCAATCTCACCCCAGCTCATCTCCGCAAACGTAGCCATAGCTTTGCCTACCTGCTGCAAAGCAATAGCCACGATCAGGAAACTAGCCGCGCTGAGCACCGCATCCGGCGGAAGTCCCTTAAGAACCGACGCCATCAGGAACAGAGCGCCGGCCATGGCTGCCAAGCCCTGAGCCAGTTCGCCCCACGACATGCCGCCCAGTTGACTTAGGGCGCTTGCCATCACCTTGATGCCCGATGCCATGAGAAGTAGGCCCAGACCCGATTTGGCTCCGTCTTTGTCGACCTTGGCGAACTTGGTGAAGAGACCGACGGCGAGGAGCGTAGCCGCAACGCCTACCAAACCCTTGGACAGCTCTTCCCAGCTCATCCCGGCCAGATCGGTAACCGCGGAGACAAGAAGCTTAATTCCAGCAGCCAGAATAACGAGTCCGACCGCAGACGAAATCATCTTCTTATCGTCGGGCATCAACTTCATGGTTCCGACGAGAGCACCAAGAATAACCACGAGACCCGTCAGGCCCTTGGCCAGGTCGTTCCAGCTCAGCTCAGCCAAGGATTTGACCGAACCCACCAGGATACGAACCGCGATAGCCAGAACGCCCATCGCGATACCCAGACCGATCATCTTGGCGATGTCCTTCTCCCCGAGATACTTCTCGAAGGCGAAGAGCGCGGCACCAAGCTGAGTGAACATGATGGTCAGCGCAGTCAGCGCTCGTGTCAGTCCATCGGCATCGATCTTGGCTAGAGCCTTGACCGAGAGCGTCAGGATACCGACAGCAACGGCGATCTCAATAATCGTCGCTGCACGGATCGAGTTCTGCATGGACTTGAGTGTGTCCGTGAGCTGCTCGAAAGGCTCAGTGAGCTTATCCAAGAACCCAGGCCCGTTGTCTCCGCCACCGCCGCCAAGGAACTGGTCCTTGACCTTCTTGATGAGGATGCCGATGTAGCCGGCGATACCGAGAACGGCGCCAGTGTTCAGTGTCTTGAGGAAATCTCCCCAACTGACGCCTTCCAGGGCACCACCGATCATGTCCTTCAAGCCGGAGAAGAACGTCTTCAGCTTGTCGACGATCGGAGCAACCTTGGCCCAGAGACCCGTGAAGAATCCGCTGATGCCCTTGCCGGCCTTACTGAAGTCGACGCCGGTAAATGCGTCTTTGACCGCCGATGCGAACTTCTTGATCAGTTCGATTGGCTTCAGCAGGATATCACCAAGCTTCTTGAAGAAGTTGGTGAGAGTATTCCCGTCTTTGAGGCTTTGACGAAGATTGACGAGGAAGTCGCCAACATTCGCAGTGAGTTTGAGGAAGCCGCCCGAGCCGGATGTTACTACACCAAACAGTCGGCCGAGCACTCCGGCGACACCTTTGATGATGTCCCAGGCAATGCCGAATACCGCGAAGACTCCAGCGAATGTACGCTTGAGTTTGTCCGCAGTATCGCCTCCTATTTTGAGCTTTGCTGTGAACTCGGCCAAGCGCTTGGTCAGGTCCGCCAGTTGCTTGCCCGTCATTGCCGGGAAGATCTGTCGGAACGCCTCCTTGATCGGCTTGATGACCGAGAGCAGGGCGTTGAACGAATTTCCGAGCGCTGAAATCAGACTGTCTCGACCGCCAGCGTTCTTCCAGTCGGTCAGGAACTTGTTTCGAGCATTCGCCGAGTCCTGAACGATCTTTCCGATGGTCTTGCTGACGCCAGTGAAGAGACCCTTGGCTTCGGTGAAGTCACCAAAGATGATCTCCCAGGTCGAAGCCCAGCCTGAGCCCACAGATTCCTTGATGGTCCCCATGAGCTGAGTGAAAGTCTTGACCTGAGTGGCGGCTTCTTTGGCCGTTTTGGCTTGCGCTTGAATGGCCTTGATTTCGGACTTGTTGAAGCCCTGTGCCGCCAGGTCGGCGTCTTTCAGGTCGCCCGTGAACTGCGCGAGCGTCTGTGTCAGAACCTTCGAGGTCAGCCACGATTCCTGGCCCGGCTTAGCCGTGATTGATTCGCGGAAAGACTTCCCACCAATGCTCACGTTCTTCATCGGACCAACGAGGTCGACGGCCCCCTTCTTCAGGGTACCCATCTTCTCAGCCGTAGTGGCCAGAGCTCGTTGGAATACGGTGCCACCCATACCGGCGTTGACGACTGAGTTCCAGTCTTCCAGAGACACTCGACCGGCAGAAATGGCCTGCGAGAGCTGGTACATCGCTCCAGAAGCCTGCTGCGAGTTCGAGCCGGACAGCGCCGCCAGGTTCGCGATGCCCTTGATTGCTGCGGTTGATTCCTTCAGACCCACACCGGCGGCCGTGAAGGTGCCGATGTTCTTCGCCATTTCGGAGAAGTTGTAGATCGTCTGGTCTGAGTAGTGGTTCAACTCGTCCAGAGACTTGTTTACGGCGTCGAGATGAGCTTCCTTCGACACATTGGCGAAGGCCGAACCCGTGTTCGCCAGAATTGTCTGAACTGAGTTTAGGTTGGTCTCGTACTCGCGGAAGCCATCCATAAGAGGATCCAGCGTGAGCGACTTGACCAGCGTTTGGCCGGCAAATATCGCCTGGTTGGTGATGTTGCTTATCGCGGCAACACCAACCACACCAAGAGTCTTGAACTTGCCAGCGATTGTTGAAATGCCGGCTTCGATGTTCTTCAGACCGGCAACCTGGCGCGATGCCGAAGCACCAATTCCGTCGAGGCCCTTGGTGGCCTCCTGGAGTTTCAATCCCTTGTTGAGCTTATCGAGGGCGGTGAGGCTCTTGTCGATCCCAGTCAGGAACTGAGCACCATCGAACTTCATCGCCAGAACTTTTTCTTCGATGGCTGTACTCATGAGGAGGTCACCGCCTTCCATACCTTCTCGGCGATTTGGTCGAATATCGGCCGCATCGCAGGGTTGATGTAATCGACTCCTCGAACGTAACCACCGGTTCCCGTGGAATATCCGTACTGGAGCATGATGGCGACTGGGAAGCCAGTCTCGACGTCATGGTTGAGCCAGGTAATAGTCAGCGTAGCCCTGGTCCGTTCGATCTTGAAGGACCAGGACTCCGCTGCCAAACCACTTTCTACTGGAGTTGCAGAAGCCAATGCGTTAACCCCCGCCTGGGCGAGGCTATCGAGTCCCTGGAAAAAGTCCCCCCGGGAATTTTTTCGAAGCCAATTCTCAGTCTTAGACCAAGAACCCCTCGATGAAAACGACACGGCCACAATTACTCCACTAGAAATAAGGGCCTTCCAGCGCGACCAGCATGTCGCCCCGAAGAACATAGGGGTTCAGCGGTCTGTCGTCGCCCAAATAAAACGTGAAGGGAGACGACGGCTGTTCTGGGTCCGGCTCTCCTTCCGGCGTGGGAATTCGACCGTAGTCGTCAAGCGGAGTTTGCTCCCGAAGGAGGATTCCGCTCATCAGACTTTGTGGCTGAGCTCCTAAATCGTTCAGGAGGTTGACGGTGAACTTCTGCGCGTCGGACGAAACGATGCCGCCCCACTCGCGATCGTGCTGATCGTCCAGGGTCCATGCCCACTGGCAGGTACCAAACCCCACCGTCAATGCGCCGGAAGAATATCTCTGGGCTACGATCCCCCAGTTGATGTTTCCCTGAATGTCGTAGTTTTGTCCGTTGACGTCGGCCAATCCACCCGCAGCAACCCTTGAGTAGGACGCCAGAATGGAATATGAACCGTCGGGCTGCGTTGGCTTCGCGTGGTCGGCTTCGAACCCAATCATCTGAGTCAGAGTGATGTCCGTATCGACCAGGCTGGTCCCGCCCCATACCTTGAGACCCCCGTACGGATTCTTCGGAATAACGGCGTTGTAGTCATACACGCCGTTCATACCGAAGTCGGTTCCGGTCAGAAACCACTCGGGTCGACGATCCGACCAACGAGTGTCTTTCCAGGTTCCCGTCCAGGTTACCGGGTCGAATGGTGTGCCGGCCGCACGAGTGACGCCCGTAGGGCCCGGCATAGTGTCCTTATAACACCAGAGCCGGGCTTCGTCTCCGATGTACTCGAAACGAGCTCGCCAGAAGACTTCGTTTCCCGACATGAAGACAGAATGCCCACCCGACAGGTCACGCCATTCCTCAACCGCATTCCGCATGTTGGCTGTCCAGTATTCATCGTGACCAGAGGACAGGAATACGGATCCCTTACCGCTGAGCAGACCAGAGCCTTGCTTGTCGAGGTCAACCGAGGATATGTACTTGACAGAGTAGCCATTGCGCTCCAAGAACCGGATAAGCGGCAGCTCGCAGGCCCACCAGTAGGTCTGCATCACCGTCCCGCGGGTGATGACAGGCCTGTGGTAGGAAACCATGGCGCATCGCTCCATGATGTTGCCAACGCCGGTTCCCGAGCCGTACAGGTTCTTGCCGTTCGGGGCGGAAAGGGTGCCCCAGTAGTTGTACGCTGCACCCCACGTGGTGTCGCTGGTCTTGTAGATGATGTCAGCAACAGCATCGTCATCTCGAACCACGAACGTGATATAGAACGCGTCGTTGTTGGCGGCGTTGCGGACCATGGCCATGTACATGCCACTGACCGCAGTGTTCGGAATAGTCCATGTCGCCGTGGTGACCCACGACGTCATGCTTGTTCCCCCGTACGCACCAGATATGGCAACACCATCCGACTGCACCGTGTTGGTATTCGGAATGGTGGCGACCTCACGGAAGCCCTTTCCGCCGTACCACCCAGCACGGAAAATACGAACGGCAGATGGAGCTCCGCTAATGCAGAACTCCACCGTCTCTCCGATGTTGTAGCTGATCTTCCGAGCGAAACCCGGAACAGAAATATCCCCCATCTGCGATCCGGGGTTCATCTCGTTCTTGGTGTAGGTTCCGGGAAGCTGGTTCTCAGCTACGATGTTGACGCTCACGACGGGATCTTCATGAGCACGTCGATGCCGTACCAACGCGCCTGAGACGCGTTGTCGAGGTACCAGCTACGAGCGACCGGTGTAGTGCCGAGTTCCGCAAGGAAGAAGTTCTTGCCCTGCGGGTTCTGCACCGACGCCTGCGTGTAGGTGGTGTCGTACAGGTAGCTGTCCCCATTGTTGATCATCGTAGCGATCAACCACGAGTTGCCAGCGCCCTGTGGCGGGTCGTATTCCTGGTTGAAGGTGATTTCGTTCCACCCGGATACCAGAGCCGAGCCAGCCTTGATACTGGTGTTTCCGGAACCGAGCGCAGCAACCGAATCGAATCGGTTGGCCGACGAGTAGTAGGTACCGGTGTTATTGAGAATAAGACCGGCCTTCCACGACTTGCCGATGTGCGCCGAACCCGGAGGAACGTAGAGACGCGCTCCGACGATCTTGCTTCCGGTCGGGAGAGAGCCACCGCCCGTGAACGCGTAGTACTGCTGGACCTGCCAACCACCGACGATGCCATCGGTGTAAGAGGTCAGCGGCCACGTGGTCGCACCGAAAATGCTGTAGATGTTCGGGGCGGTCGCCGCACTGACGGTTCCGGTGTATGCCTGCGTGTCCGACCCGAATGCGTTCGTGGCCTGGACCGTGAAGGAATATGACCCCGCAGTAGACGGGGTACCGGAGATGACCCCAGTCGACGAGTTGATGGCGAGTCCCGACGGGATGGTTCCCGTGGAAATACCCCAGGTGATCGGCGTCGAACCCGTGAACGTGAGCGTCTGGCTGAAGGACGACCCTGCCTGCATCGCACTGAGCGATGTGGTCAGAATATCCGGAGCCGTACCCGTCGAACCGATGGTGCCGGTGTAGCCCTTGGCGTTGGTGCCGGCCGTGTTGGATGCGGTAATCGTGAACGAATATGCACCGGTCCCCGTGGGGGTTCCGGAGATCGTTCCGTTGCCGGAGTTCAGCGTCAGACCAGCAGGAAGCAAACCCCCCGACACAGTCCAGGAAATGGGCTGCGTACCCGTCGCGTTCAGCGTCTGGGAGAAGGCCGATCCCTGGGTGATGGTGTTGATCGACGCCGTGGTGATAGTCGGGGCCAGAGCCGCGGCAGTCACCGTGCCGTTGAAAGTCTGGGTCGCGCTTCCCTGGGCGTTCTGAGCGGTGATTCCGAAAGCGTAGGTTCCAGCAGCCGAAGGCGTACCGGAAATACCGCCAGTTGTGGAGTTCAACGTCAGACCGGCCGGTAGTGTCCCGGAGGCCACGGAAAACGTCATCGGTGTGGTGCCGTTAACGATCATGACCTGCGAGAAAGGAACGTTCTGGGTGATGGTGTTGAGCGTGGTGGTCACGAACTGCGGAGCAGAAGTTCCCGTGCTCGCTTCCTTCAGCCAAATATCCCCGTTCGCCATGTTGGAGGGCTTGGCTGTACCTCCGATCCACACGACCTTGGCCGCGGTCGAAGGACGCGATTCGCCACCAGTGGTGACGATAACGAACATCAGAGATGCGGCTTCGAGTACGCCCTTGATGGTTGTCACAAATATCCCTCCTCTCAGAGCGAACTGACGCTGTAGGTTCCGTTGCCGTTGTTGGTCGCAGCGTCGGAAGTGATCTGGAATGTGGTGCTGTTGAGGACGCTGACGACGTCGTCGGGACCGTCCACCGTGAACGTTCCATCGCCATTGTCGACCACCAGCATCTCGGGCCATCCCGAGAATAAGGTGATGAGTTCGGCCGGAGCGGGCAAACGAGGTGCAGTTGACTCTGAGCCGTAAATGATGTCCTCCAGCGCCGAAAGCAGGGAAACCTGCGTTTCAGTCGAGTCCACCACGACATGCGGAACGGGTCGGTAGCCAGCGACACGCATCGGCTTGGTCGAAAATGACCAACTGAACGTGATGGCGTCCGGACTGTCGCTCATCGTGTTGAAGCTCTTGTTGGTGGGCTTGGCGAGAGCGTTGTAGACCAGGTGAAGTTTGTACCCATGGCGGATGCCAGCGAGATCGTTGCCGATAATCGTTCGGTAGGACATACCGAACGATCGACGTCGTTGCTGCCCGAAGTGAAGACCACGACCGACGGACTTGGTACCGTCGCAGATCTCGAACTCCTTGGGATACGTGAACGCCTCGATGGTTCCCGCGAAGTCCTCGCGAGAGGCTCGGTTGGAGTACAAATAACCGTCGATGTAGTACGCCCGCGGATCGCCGCCGGAGGCTTCCTCGCTTACCGAGGTAAGGCCATTCCAAGCAACTCCGACTCCGCCTGGCGGATACAGAACGCCGCGGTCAACACCAGTCTGGTAGATGCGTTCGCCGACCCGGTTCCACGTAAGTTTCGCCATGTCAACCCTGGGTTCCGTATTTGGCCTGGCGCTCGGCGTTCAGACGCTTGCGCTCTTCGATTTGCTCCCGGCGACTCATCTTGCGCTTGGTCGCCTTGGGGTCGTTCTTGATATTGCAGACGCGAACCAGAGTGATCAGCCGATTCAGATGCCAATACTGGGCCTCGAATGGGATGTTCAACGCCACCAGCCAGTAGTACATGATCTCGGCGGTGATGATCTCCTTGGCTCCAGGCAGACCCGACTCACTGCCTTCATTGAAGGTAGTTGCCGTCTGTTTGGAGGTGATGTATGCGTTGATCTGCTCGATCTGTTCGTTGGTGAGTTTCTTGACGATTCCCGCAGGAGCATCGTCGTTGAGAATCATGTATTCGACGTACCGAAGCGTCTCTTCGGTAGTCTTGTCCTCATCGTTAAGGAAAGGCTTCTCGAATTCTGACTCCCATTTTGAAAGAGAAGCCAGAGAGTGCTCAAGCTTCAAGAGAAAGTTGTCAACAGCGTATCTATTCTTTAGATCGCCAGAACTCCATTGGGTGACTACCCTTAGCTCAAGCACTCTCTAACCTCCTTCCCGACTCCTAGAAGTCGAAGAACCAGTCGTCGTCCGTGACCGGCGGGAACTTGTAGCCCGCCTTCGGGACGGCCGAGACGACCGTGTCCTGGGTGATCGTGACGGTGCCGGTGACGACCTCGCCGTTGATCGTGTAGTCGATGCCCGTGGTGGTCGGGATCGTGATGACCTTGGTGGTGCTGTTGTAGGTCGGCTGAGCCGGCGTCGCCTCCAGGACGGTGCCGGCGAACAGCGCCAGAACCTCCTTCGGGGACGGCAGCCGCGGGTCCACGCCGGGAGCGCCGTAGAGAATCGTCTCCAGGGCGGCCAGGGTGGTCGCGTCGACCGTGGTCGAGTCGATCGTGAGCTGAGCGGTCGGGGCCAGCGGCTTGCCGTCCGCGCCGTTCGTCTCGGGGTCGACCGGGGTGGTCGAGAGCTCCCACGAGAAGGTGATCGCCTCGGGCGAGTCGTTGATCGTGTTGAACGCCTTCTCCGACGGAGCCGCCAGGGCGTTGTAGATCAGGTGGATCTTGTAGCCGTAGCTCGTGCCGGCCAGGTCGTTACCGACCTTGGTCCGGTAGGCCAGACCGAAGGACTTCCGCGGCTGCTGACCGACCGCGACACCCGGAGTCGGGGACGCAGTGCCGTCGCACAGCTCGAACTGCTTCGGGTAGGTGAAGGCCTCGACGGTGCCGCCGAACTCCTCCGCGGAGACCAGGTTCAGGTAGACCTGGTTGTCGGCGTACTGCTTGTTGGACTCCGCACCCGACGGCGACTCGGTGACCGAGGTGAGACCGTTCCAGGCGTAGCCGTTGACGTAGGCACCGAGCGTGTTCGGCAGGTAGAGGACGCCCCGGTCGACACCGGTCTCGTAGCGCTTCTCACCGACCTTGTCCCAAGCGAGCTTGGTCATGCTTTGTTTCTCCTAAAAATATAGGACGAAGACGTCGTGGGATTGTTTGTTTGCGACGAAATGCCGGTCGAACTGACACATCTGCAAACCAGCGACTTTAGCTATGGCAGGATCATCAGGCTTAAAGTCGATGAGCGTCAACTGGTAACGCCAAACGAAGGAATATGGGAGATTGCCAGCGAACCGGGTCTGTGCTTTGTCTCGTTCGTAGACAATGCACGGATACGCCATCCCAGTGTTCGGAGGTGCCTGGTAATAAACGTTACGACTACCAACCAACTCCTCAAGGAGTGCTTGGAGTTGTACCCTTGTTCCCAGTGTAAACACCTCCGAACTCCAGAATAAGGCGGGGGCGCTGGACTTCAACATTGTTGATCGTCCAGCATTCCCCCGCCCACCGAGCATAGCGGATGGCGTGAAAATGTTCGTTGGCGAATTCGTCCGCAAGAATAGAAACCGAGTTCGAAACGGTGAGATCCGTGTTTAGATACTGACCGTCCTGAATACGCCGTGCATTTCGAACGACATCACCGTAGTAAAGGTACTCGGTGATGATTTCCTCGTTAATGCCAGGCTCTGTCTCTACCGTATGCGCGAAACCGATCGCGCCGAAGAACTTAGCCATCTTCTATTTTGACGGAATGTCAGCTCGCGGCCGGACGCTGGAAGCTCCAGAAGTCCGAGGCGTTGTCGTTGAACGCGTAGCTCGCCGAAGATGGCGACGCCTGGACGTTCAGCTCCGCGCCGGCGGCCAGAGCGGTCTGGTTGCCCGCGGTCAGCGTGGCCGTGGTGTCGGCGTTCTTGTACACCACGCCGGTCTGGGCCGGGATGACCACGACGCCGGTGGTCGCGTTGAAGCCGGGCTTCTGCGGCTTGAGCAGGGTCACGTTGGACGCCGTGGTCTTCAGGACCAGCGCCGACTTGATCTTGATCAGAGCGCCGGAGATCCGGGTCTCCATGAGGTACTTCTGCTGGTTGTAGTCGATGTCGAAGTCGTCGAACAGGTTGACCTCGCCGCCCTTGTCGGCGCCGACGTTGTAGTCGTCCAGGTTGACGATGATGCCGATCAGGTCGGACACGTCGTTCATCGGCTCGACCGTGACGATGGCCTTGACGCCGAGCGCCTGGGCGACCTCGTCGCGGTTCCGGTAGTAGCGCCGGCCCTCGTTGTCCTTGGCCTTCAGGAACATGTTGAGGCGACGGATGGTGGTGTAGAACGTGGGCGTACCGGTGCCCTTGTAGTACTCCATCCCGTCGATGACGGCGTCCACGACCTCCTCGTAGTTCGAGTCGGCGTCGTCCACGTTGACCAGCAGCGTGGTGGCGTACAGCTCGTGCTCGTTCATGATCGAACGGATGCCCGTGCCGTCGGCCGCGGAACCCGGGTCCTTGATCTTGTCGTCGCTGGAGACGTCGCGACCGTCGCCGATGAGGATCGCGCGGGCGATCTCCTCGTCCAGCATGAGGCGCATCTCCGCCTTCATCCAGGCGACGACGTCGAAGTCGGTGATGTCCAGGATGTCGTCCCGGTCCAGCTTCTGCTTCTTGTAGATCGTGGTCGGGCCGGTGGTCCGCTTGGTGACGCCGAACCACTCCTCCACCTTGTACTTGCCCTTGATGTAGCCCTTGGCACGGGCCGCGTCCTGGGTGATGTCGGCGGTGATCGACTTGATCCGCGAGAACGGGCTGCGACGCACGCCGGTCAGGACGCCGTTGACCCACTCGGTCCGGCGCTGGTTGAACTCCGGCGTGTTGGTGACGTTCTGGGCGTCCGGGAACAGGACGTCCAGGCTCTCGATGCCGTGCTGGAGGTGGGTGTCGGCGTAGGCCTCGACCGCAGCCTTCAGCGAGCCGGCCTTCTTGCCGTTCTCGAAGATGGTCTTGAGGTCGTCGTGCGAGAGGACGTGCTTGGGCTGCCCGTCGCTCTTGTTGGCGGCGTCTTCGAAGACGTTCCGACCCATGGTGTTTCCTTCCTGGTGGGCGAAGCCCTCGTCGTTGTCGGCGTGCTCTGCGTCGTCGGAGCCCGCGCTGTCGAGCGCCGCGCCGATCATGAACTGAAGAACGGTCTTCTGTTCCTCGGACATGGAGTCGTACACGTCCTTGACGGTCGGACCGCCGTCAGCGTGCTCCAGCTCCTCGTCGTCGTCCTCGTCGTCCTCGTCGTCCTCGTCCTCGTCGGAGTCCGCGTGCTGGAGGGACAGACCGGTGTAGATGACGGCCTCGTCGTCCAGCTCCTCGATCTCGTCGTCGGAGTGAACGATCTTGACCTGGTCGATCTTCGCGCCGGGGTTGGCGCCGGAGAGAACGAGGCTGACTTCACGAATGCTGCCGTGAGAGACGACCTTGTTCACCTCCTGAAGCTGATTGGCGTAGATCGACAGACTGTCGATGTCGCCGTGCGAAACAGCCTCCTTCGCGGCCAGCGCGTCGGGGCTGTTGTTGAAGAAGCCGTAGGCGTAGACGCCATCCGGACGAGCCTGGAGCAGTGCGTGCCCGAGGACGTTCTTGGCGTCGCTGTGACCGTGGTGCCAGACGAGCGGGACCGTCTGACCATCCATGTGCTGGAAGGCCTTCGGGCGGATGACTCGTCCGTCAGAGCACTTGAGATCAGCCTTGGTGGCGTACCCGCCGAAATCGGGTTCCATTTTGACTGTTCTCCTCCCTTACTTTGTGTTGGAGTTCCGGGCTCCGACGGAGCCGGTCTTTCGAAGTTTCGCGATCCGCTCTTGGATGGTCTTGATCTTTTCAGTCAGACTCTTGACCTGTTCCGGGAGAGATTGATCTTTGTTCTCGTCGTAGTACTTCTTCGAAGCCTTGGCTGCGGCAGCTTTCTCCGACGCTGTCTTCTGGTACTTCGAAGTAGGGTCGCTCCTCGTAGACTTTGTCGACTCGTACTTCTCGGCGGTGTTCTTCTGAACGCCACTTCTCTTCTGAGCCGCCTCAGTCAACAACTTGAGCGCTGCCTGGAGCCGTTCCAGCTTTCCTTTGAGTTCGGCGACGCGAGCCACAAGCGCACGTCGTCGTTTCTCGCTGGCAGCTTTCTTAGCCGCCGCTTCTTTGGCTTTGCGAGCCAGAGCGTTGGCGACTGGAGCCGCAGCCTTCTTTCGCCCCTTCAGCTTGCGATTCCGCATGTAGTACTCGTGCCGTTTGACCGCGTCGTACTCGTGGATGAGCATCAGCTAAACCCCGAGATCACGAAGCATCTGATCAATTGGTCCTTCGAGTTGGTCCAGTGCGGATTGCATAGCTACATCCGACGATTCCTCGTCGTCCGGAACTACTTCGCCTTCGATAGTGTTCTCGATGGCTGGCTGCGTGCCGGCTGCGCCGGTTTGGCTCTGCGGCATGTTGCTATTGACGAGCTGATCGGCCTTCGGGTCCTTGGAGGGCTTCCAGCCGATCGCCTGCCGAATATCATTCGACGAGGCAATCTCATTGCGGGTGAACTTGTCTGCGATCTCCGCAATCTCGCTGATCGGGACCAGCTTGAAGGGGTCGCGGAAGGCCATGATTCCCTGCTTCTGCGAACGGGCCGTCTTCGTAAGGAAGGTCCGCCGCATAGCTTCGACTACTGCCTCGATGATCGGTTCGATCGTCCGGTTGTAGTAGTTTTTCATGGTCGCTTCGTCCGCAGTACCGTTCATGACCTCCGGGGTCAATCCGAGCTGCGAATAAAGCATCGTCGTCAGATACTCGATCTGCTTGAGCAGATTGTTCTCCAACGGCCGGTTGAGCTGAGTGATCTTCTCAGTTCCATCGGCGTAGGCGATGCCATACTTACTGCCGTTGAGCTGACTTTCCAGATCCTTGCGCCGCTGATTCGCCTGCTCTCGTCGAGCTTCGGAACGAATGGTGTAAGGGAGCTGAATGATCATGTCGAGCTTGCCCGAGCTGATCTGCTCATCGACGGCGTCCAGCATGTTGAGCTTACGAATAAGCCGCTGGAGGGTCGAGTTGGGCTCATTCATCACGGTGTAGAGAGGGTTCTCCACAACAGCGACGTAGCTCTTGGGGAGCGTGATTTCTTCTCGACGGCCCGAGTTTTCGTTGTACACGTTGACTCGGACTGCCTTGGGATACCACCCCACGATATGACCGACACGCATGGTTTTGATGTCGAACCCGCCGGAAGTGAGCGGATTGACACTCGTGTCTACCGGAACGATTGCGATAACGCCCTTGTCGAAGAGGGTCATGGCAATATCCTGGCGGAACGCTCGGGCGCCTTGATCGATGTTCGCTTCCACAGTGAGGCAGTTGTTCAGCCCACTGTCCATGTCCGCTAGAAACCGGTTCTCGTCATCCAATCGTACGTGTCGAATATCGACCGCCGCGACGTCAATTCCGAGCCGGTTGTAGATCGAAGAAATGATCGAACGCTCGTTACCGAAGTTCATTCGAATTCGATCCGGGCGGGAACCGAAATATGACCCTTGGTCATACTGGGGAACTGTTCGATCGAGACCAAGAAACGCATTGAATGCGTGCTTGATTCGGTCAGAGATCGCCACGTCTCACCCCCTTTCTACAAAGTCGTAGTCGGAGACCCCACTAGAGGGTCGTGATCTTGAAGGCGCCACCCTTGGACTTCGCGTACGGGATCTTCGAGGCGACGTTGCCGATCGCCTTCAGACCACCGCCGGCGTTGCGGTTGTTCACGGCAGCCGTGTTGATGGCCATGCCGCCCACGACGTAGAGCAGACGAGCGGCGACAACCGCACCGACGGCGATCTTCGCCTTGGTGCTGCCCTTCATCTTGCGCTCGGCTTCCGGCGTGTTCAGCCGCTCCATGAGCTTCTTGTGGGTCGCGTCGTTGATCTTGATCTGCGCGTCGAGACGCGCGTCCTTGAACTTCTTGCTGCCGAAGCTGTCGACGCGAAGAGCCGCACTACGGATCTTGTCGCCAGCACCCTTCGTTTCGCCGGAACGGATACGCTTGAGCTGCGCCGTGTCCGCCTCGATACGAGCCGTCTTCTTCTGGAGACTCTTGGTCTCCAGGTGCCGGACGCCCCACTTCATGCCCTTGACGCCGTGATGCGAGAGCACCAGATCCTGCGGCGACGCGGGCTTTTCGGGAATAACTCCCATGGTTAGCCACCCATGTTCTTGAGGAATTCGGACGCCTTCATGCCCGCGCGGATCGTGTTCTTACCGCTAATATCGCGGTACAGTTTCTTGCCGGTTTTGAGGACGATCTTGTCGATGCCGGTCCGGTGTGCGTAAAGCGCACCACCAGCAATAACTGCTGCGGCAGCCGAAGCGTACTGCTTGTTTCCGCGGAGGTAGTGACTGATTCCGCGAGCAGTCTTCTTCGTGCTGTTCGCCACGTTCTTGCGCTTGCGTTCGGATCGAGCCTTGTCGACGTGCTTCGACATGTCCTGGTTGGCCAGGTGGTGATCGAACGCCTTCTTGTAGTTGGAGTCGCGTGTGCTCTTACCTTCTACGGTTTGCTTGATCAGCTTGCGCCGGGTACCGGCGCCTTCCCCATAAAATGCACGAGCTCGTGCGAATTCCTTCGCGTCTTTGCGGGCATCGCGGTTTGTTCTGCGGGATACACCCGCAGGTCCGTCATGACGGACGCCCCACTTCATGCCCTTGACGCCGTGATGAGCCAGGAAATCGTAGTCGAAATCCGTCGTCACTCGAACGCCTCCTTCGTCAGGTTGTAGGCGATGTAGGCGTCCATCATGGCCGCTACGTTGTCAATCTTGTCGTCGTAGCGGTTCTTGAGAAGCTTCCGGTTACCGTTGGTGTCTTCGAGGGTAATGGCATTACCCATGGTGAACTGCATCAGAGACTGATCAAAGAGCAGCATTCGCTCCTCAGCCAGAATACGTAGTTCGCCGAGGGGTACCGACTCGGTACGAGCGCCCTGAATAACCTTGTGGATGCCGAAAGGGCCGTTCTCCTGTTCCCAGCGAGCGACAAATTCCTTGGCGTTGTAGGGGTCATAGCCGAACGCGCGAACATCGAATTCGTGTTGAAGAATGTGCTGATCGAGATCATCGAAGACGTCCATCATGTCCAAGACGGTGGCTTCGATAACTCGCAGAGATCCTTCTCGAATAAACTCCTCGTACTTTTCTCGCCGAGCAATGTTCAGCTTGGCGAGGGTCAGAGAAGTGATGTAGCTTCGGGTCTTGACTCCGAACTTTCCGCTCCTTAGAGGGAACAGAAATGTGAATGCGCAGAAGTCGTCCCCTTGTGAGAGGTCTGCCCCCATAGCGCAGGGCATACCGTCGAAGTACTGTCGCCTGTGAGGGATGGTGTCCTCGTAGGTAAAGAAGTACGTATAACCTTCCATGGGGATTCCGAAGCGCTTCGCGAGGATGTCGTTTCGGGTAGAAGGAGCTTTCTCGGCTCGTTCGACGTCGAGGTGATAGGTCTCATACGTGACTGTCTTCCCGAGGTTCGGATTTGCCTTCAACCACATGGCTGGGTTGTTGACTTCGTCGACTTCGTCCAGCTTGTAATGCCAGATCGACACGTGCGGAGCTGCGTACTCGCCCTTGAGGATGTTGGCGAGTTCCATTTTGATGGAATCGCCGGCTCCGTTACGAACCGTACCTTCCGAGCTGACCGAGACGATGACGTACTCGTCGTGCTTGGATGCACCCTGCTCGATAGCGCCGATGACGTCCTCGCGGATGTCGCCGGACAACCATTCGTCCACGGTGTTGTACTTGGTTCGCAGACCCTGAAGCTTGTCGATCGCCATGGGACGAACTTCGAGCAACGAGCCGGTGAGAAAGTTCTCGACGCCCTTCTTGGTTGGGACCAGTTTCTGTCGAAGAGCTCTGGACCCCGTCGTGTTTTGTGCCGATCCCTCAGTGAGGAACTGGAACAGCGGGCCACGGGCCCGAACGATCGATGTGCGAATGGCCGACATGACTTCTTCGGCCTGCTTCATCGTCGGCGCAGTCGTGATCTGATGCGTCGTGTCAGTGTCGATGTTGAGGAAGTAGTTCTGAAGACAAGCCGCATACAGCGACTTGGCTGCTCCTCGGGCGACGATCAGGTACTGCTTCTTCGTAAGTCGTTGCTTGATCGTCTTCTTGACGAAACGTCCGCCGCGGTTGTCGGGAGATGGTTCGTAGACGTCTCGCTCGATAAAGACATACCAACCCAGCAATTGTTCGGCCCACAACTTGAATGAGTCGAGCAAATGCAGGTCGCTGCCATCGGTCAGGGTCAGTTCGTTCTCACAGAAAAGAACGAATCCCTTGATGGCATCTTCATCGTAATAGACGTTGCGATTGGCGATGAGCCCATCGATGCGATTCATCTCCATGGAGACTTCCCGGTTAACCGGAATCTCGCCGCGGAGAACTGCGTCACGGAACTTGCCGTAATAGTACGGTGTCGCCGTGTTCGACAGGCCCACCGCCAACCTCCCCCCTGTTACATGCCGAGACGTCGCTGGGTGACAGTGCCATCCAGCGACGTACGGATTTGATGTGCGTACGCCGAAGCCCGAGCGCTACTGCGCCCGGACATGTTCGAGCCGGGACGCTTGACCCAGGAAGACACGGTGTCGGTAGCGGCATCCCGGAGAACGCCACCCACAAATTTTGTGCCCATACCGACGTACGTGTCGCCGAATTCGGCCTGCTTGAGATTGCGGTACTGCATCTCCAGGTTCATTCGGTTGATCACGGTCTGGAGCTCGCGGTTGGAAAGCGTCTGAACGCCGACCACTCGCTGCTTCCGGCGAATTTCCTGAGCCTGTTGATAGTCCGGATTCGTCTTGGAATACTCGTGGTAGTCCTTGAGGTTGCGGACCTTTGTCGCCTTGATGTCGCTGACGACGCCGGCAGCTTTTCGAGCAGTTCGGAGCGCACCCTTAGGATTGCTCTTGACGCTGTCCCGAATAACCCCCCACTTCATTCCTTTGACACCATAATGCGCCAGGAAATCGCTGCCGGTCTCTACATTACTGTCGGGTCGACCCACTTCGTTCCCTCCCTTTCTACGTTGAGACGCCAACCCAGCTCATCAGCTTGCTTCTCGATGGCTGCGATAGCGAAAGACGTCGCGGGAGGATCGAACAGAAGCCTGACCTTGAGAGTCATGTAGCTCTGGACGAAATTCATCCGTGGATCGGCACCGAGATATGATTCCCACGTGGCAGTCTTGTCACTGATCTGGAAACCGTTCTCCGGACCGACCCCGAGCTGACTCAGAGTTGAGAAGACCGTGTTGATGTACATCAGAATATCGGGGTCGAACGCCTCATAGCTTTCGAGCAGACCGAGATTCTTCTTGATGCTGGTGAGAATGCTGCTCACGTGGGCCTCCGGTTAGAAGTGACCCTCGTTGAGGCGCATCTGGAGTCGACGGACGACCGCAGAGTCCTTCTCGTCGATCTTCCCGTCGATGGTCGAGCTCTTCAGGTAGCGCTGAAGCGCACGGATGCTGGCCGGGCCGAGATCGCCGTCCTCCGCGAGCTTGCTGCTGCCACGAAGGCCGAGCTTCTCGTTGAGGTGCTTCTGCACCAGCTTGACGAAGTCCTTCGACAGGCTGGTCGTGACGTTGACGCCCATGATGTCGCGCCACTTCTTGATGGTCTCCGGACCCAGGTTGCCGTCGACCCGGAGAGTCTTAGCGACGCTCGGCTTCGGAGCCGGCTTGCTCGGCGCGGGCTTCTTGCGCAGGTCCTTGAGGCGCCAGTTGGTGCCGGTGACCTCGTCGGCCTTCTGGGTGAAGTCCGAGTTGACGTGCACGTGCTTGTCGTGCTTGTTCTTGCCGGTGTAGGTCCGGGTCTTGAAGCCGTCCCGCTTGTGCCAGATCCGGCCGTTGAAGATGATGTAGCGGACCCACCACAGCACGCCGGCACGGGCGAGCTTGACCCAGAGCTGGACCACCATCTCCATGGTGACGCTCGGGTCCTTGAGGTCCTTGTCGAAGTCGCGGGCGCGAACCTCGTTCTTGCTGTCGCCGTCCTTCCACTCCGCCGATCCGGACTTGTCCGGGTTGTGCGAACTGGTCTCGCGGGCGTGAGCTTCGTTGCCGATGCCGCCGTCACTCTCGTGATCGCGGTGCGGGAACTCCTCGTCGAGCTGGTGGCGAGCCTCTTCGAGGTTCGGAACGACCTTCCACTCCGTGGCCATCAGTCGTTCACCTCCACGTCCTCGTTCGGCCAGTCGAGCTGGTCCGGGTCAGACCACGGGTCAGCGATCTCATCGCCGATGCAGTCCTCCGGGTCCTCCTCGAAGGCGTGCGGGTTGTCGGAAACCGGCTCGTCGGCCTTGGCCGCAGGGGCAGCCCTCTTGGCTGGTGCCATTTTGACGGTTCTCCTTCCTACGTGTACTGCGGGTCGGGGTCGACCGGCTTGGATTCGGGCAGGACGACCGGGGCGGTCTCAGCGATCGCGTAGTTGGCCCACATCATCGCTTCCTGGAACTTGGTGAAGGCCGTCGACTTGGCACGACCGTCCGGAAGGAGCGTGGCGAGCCAGACGCCGAAAGCGATGCCGGTCTCCCGAAGCTCTTCGTGCTTCGGAATGGTCTTCTCGGTTCCCGGGTGGTACCCGAGGCGATGGCGGATCTCTTCGGGCGTCAGGCTCACTTGTTGTCCTTGCTGGGGCCGGCGACGATCAGGGCGGTGGTGATGACGACGGTCACGCAGATCGCGAGAACCGAGAAGAAGGCGTAGATGTTCACGGGTAGAACTCCTGGAAGGTGTTCGGCGCGATCTTTCGAAGCTCACGAAGCAGAAGCCTCGACACCCTACGGATCTCCTCATCCGCGGCCTTCGACAGACGCTTGGGAAGCATGGTTCTCCAAGCGTTCATGTTGCCGCTGACCAGGATCTTGGTCTCAGTACCGCTTGCGAGGGCGTGACGCGCCGTCTGACGGGCGTGTTTGCGAGGTACACCCTGAGCAGTCAGATCCTCCATGATCGCCTCATAGGCCGCGTGAGTGGCCTCGTTGGCGAGCATCAGGAAATGGTCAGTGTCCTCGTTGACGGTCTCGAAACCGGGGTGGCGAATGAACGGAAAGTCCCCGACGTCGACGTAGCGCTGGCTGACCTCGCTGAAACTGAAATGCCGGTGGCGGATCAGCTCGTGGGTGAGGTTTCGGGTCACGCCGTCGATGTAGAAGGTGGCGCTTCCGTGCTCAGTGACCGAGTAGTGCTGCTGGTCGAGGATGTTCTTGTTGTAGCCCTTGTTCGTTGCCGTCGCAGGGTTCGGGCGGTGCCACGATTCGTAGCAGAGTCGGCCGGCCTGCTCGACCAGGTCGTCGATGTCGCTCGGTGCGTCTTCCGGGGCGTGGGGAATGTAGCCCGGAATGTTCGCCACGACCTTCGTGTGGGCGATCAGGATAACGCGCATCAGTAAGGCTCCTTGTCCTCGATGGTCACGTGGTCCCACTGCTTGTAGGCAGTGATGTACGTTTCCCGATCGAGGTTGTTACGGGTGACTTCGTAGTACATCCCGTCAGGGAGAGTCGTACTGACGAACGCTTTGTGGTGACCGAGCACGTACGAGAAGGTGACGATGTAGACCTCATCGAGCCCGAAGGTGATGTGTTTGTCCGTCGGCTCCAGACGCTTCTTGACATGCTCGAAAACCAGCTTCCTGGCAATCTCGGGGAAGTTCATCGCACTATCGCCTTTGCCACGAAATACGACCCGCGGGGCCAGACCACCTTGGCGATACCCGCGGCCTCGATGATCCGGGAACAGCCATCACACGGTTCATCCGTGCAGTAGAGGGTCGCACCCAGACAGGCACGGCGACCGCCGGCGTCGAGGATTGCATTAACCTCTGCATGAACGGCCGGACAGCTTCCAGGGCCCGTCGAATAGCTCGAACCAGGGACGACATCGCTTGTCGAACGTTGTCCACGAGGACACGCACCCGCCGTAAGACAGCCGGGTCGATTCGAAGCGAGGCCATTGTAACCCTGGCCGAGATGACGGTTGTCCGTGTCGACGATGATGGCGCCGACTTTGCGTCGGGTGCAGTCGGCTCGCTTGGCGACGGTGAGGCACCCATCGAGATACCACTCGTCGAAGCTCGGTCGGAGGTCATTCACCGGGACCGCTCGCGAAAAAGGATACCGGCATTCAGAAGAGAAGTGACGACGCTGTCGACCAGAGCCGACCGTTGGTCCAGTTCGACGTAGTCAGCAACGGCCTTCTCGATTGCCGAAGAAGCTTTGAAGAGGGTGTTCTCGTCGTGATAGACCTCTTCGGCGTCCTCGATAATGTCGCTCGACGAGCTCGTCCACATGCTGACGTGGCGGTCTCGGCTTGCCTCTTCTCGGACGAACTCAGACGCTGCCGCGAAGGAATTCATCCATTCCTCAGCGGTCTTGGTCAGGACGGTCAGGCCGATCATTCGGTCTGTACTCATGAAGTAAAGCTCTCCTTCTTTACTTTTTCCACGGTGTGGTATCGCCGGGCCTACGTTCGATCATCGGCTTCGGAAGAAGCGACTCGTCTCCGTAGTGAATGGCGTTGTGGGTACGATGGGTCACGCAGATAAGGAACTCGGGGTCCAGCATGGCTGGATCTCCGTGCACAATATCGGCCTGGGTGAGCGGGTTCATGTGATGCACATAGACCCGGTCATGAATGTCGTAGCCTTCCACTCCGAGGTCGCGACCGAGATCTCTCGCGATCACAAACTCACGGATATGGCGCCACTCGGTGGATCGGTAGAACTGCTGGTTCATCCATCGTTCGAAACCAAAGGTCTCGACGCCGACGGCTCCACCTAACTTGAGATAACCGAACCGTTCCTCGTGAGTTTCCAGTCGACGAAGATCGCTGTACCGTTTGATCATTCGTAGAAGTCTTCCTGGTCGTCATCAGGAGGCGGCGCTTCACCACGATACGTTTGGAACGCACCGATAGCAGCCTTGTACAGCTCTTCGACGCGAGCTTGGGAAGCAAGTGCTTCCATCTTCGCGCCGGTGTACTCGTTCTCCAAAGCCAGTCGCTCTTGTTCGAGTCGTTCCCGAGAAGAACCGAGCTTCAGATAGTGAGTTATGACCTGTGCAGACGCTGTACCATCCCGAAGTTGCCTTTCGGCGAGCTGATCGGCCAGTGCGATCATCTGTGTCTCACGCTCGTCAGGAGTTGTGGCCGGTCTGCGACGAGTTGGTCGCTCGTCCGGAATGCTTTCCCGACGACGTGCCACGGTTTCAACTCCTTTCGCCGTAGTTCTTTAGTAGTTTTGGGGTGGTGGGGGAGTACGAGGGGGAGGAGGGGAAGCCTCTGTGGATCGAATCAGAAGGGCCGAAGCTAGCCCCGAGCTTCCAATCGCCCCTCCCCCAAGATCAGAAGGGAAAAAGACTCAACACCTGTGAATCAGGTGAGGAGACCGGCGTTGCGCAGCTTGGTCAGCAGCGCGTTGAAGTCGGTGACCAGCCCGGGGACGTCGGTGGCGGTGCTGTTCGCCTGGGCCGGCATCTTCTTCGGGACGGTCAGCGGTAGGCCGTCCGGACCGAAGAGGGCGAACGGACGGAGGTTGGTGACCGGGTTCGGCTTGGCGCTGCCGGTGATCATCACCGACGTCACGTGAGTGTTACCCATGGAGGATCCTTTCGAGTACGACGGGTCTTACTGGAACGCGTACCCGCCGCGAATAACCCCGGGGCGAGTCCACAACTGACGTGCGAGCATCCCCGGCGTAACGACCTGGGGACGAGTTCCTTCGATGACCTTGTAGCCGGTGAGAGTCCACGACTGCTCCGCAAGAACGGAACAGATGGCCTCGACTGGAAGGCCGATGGTGGTAGCCGGCTGAATACCTTCGAGCCAACCCGGGACGAGTCCCTTGCGTCGGTCGATTCGACGAGCCAACCACTCGGGCTGGAAGCCGGCGAGGTAGGCGCCGAGGTAGGCGTAGGACGTGAAGGAATACGGCGTGCCGATCATGGCCGCCGCAACCTTGGCTGCGTCCAGGTGCTGTCCCAGGTAGTCTTCGGGCAGTCGAAGATACGCGTGGCTCGGAGACCAGTCGGTCTCGCGAAGGTCGCGGAGCCGAGCACCCGACGGCATGGCCTCGACGAGCTTTCCGCCCGGGACAATAACGCCGGCGTGCCCAGCGGTGAAGTCGCCGATGCGAAACTGATCGTGCAGCAAGAGCTGTCCGATGTTGACGAGCAGTCGAGCCGGGGCGTCGGCCTGGCTGCACAGCATGATGTCACCTGGACGGAGATCGCCCAGCGAACCGATGCTCATGGTGATCTCCTTTGTTGATTGTTCTTGAAGTAGGTCCACCCGTGGATGGAACTCAGCCTTGTGGTCATGTCCGACACTATCGACAAGAGTTTAATGTGGGTTGCTAAAGGACCTACTCCAGGAGCAATCAACAACGGTGTGTGGTCAGGCTGGATTCGAACCAGCACCCACAGGACTTCATTACGGGCACGTTGTACGGTAGCGACCCGACCCGCCGCCCCACCTGTAGCTCTCCCATTCGTTGAGACTTACTGACTCACGCGGGCAAGGTTGGATTCGAACCAACAACCGACGAGGGCGCGACGCCTTCCCTTGAATCGCGCTTACTGTCTGCTCTGCCATTGAGCTACATGCCCTTGCTTAGAAATGTCCGGCGGCGTAGGAACCCGCGCTTCCGTGCTTAGCTCCCTAGCGATCGCTCGTAGGAGGTACCAACCAAACAAGTGGGCCAGGCAGGATTCGAACCTGCATACTAATGACTTACTAACGGGTAGGCACAACCGGTCTGGCCGGCCGCGTTCAGTCATCTTGCTCGTCCAGTTGAGCTACTGACCCAGGTACCCAACACCGCAAGTAAAGGCGACGCCCCGCTCAAGTACGGTTGGCACGCTGGCGTTCTTACGTCGGCCGAGTCCTTGCCCCCGAGAGTATCCCGAGCCTGCGGTGTTGGGTCGTGGGGTGGGCTGGATTCGAACCAGCATCTCCTTCGAATGGCCCGGCAGTGTCCGGTCAACCAGCCAAACTTCGCCGCTCTTCCGCTTAAGCTACCACCCCAAGGCGCTCTTCTCACCGCCGGGGACTGAAAAGTCTCTCCAAAAATTCCCCGCGGGGAAAAATATAGG